AATAAACTAACATTACGATTAAGTAATGGTTCTCAAATTAAAGCAGTTTCAGCGGCAGGTGATGCAGGTCGATCAGAAGCAGTATCACTTCTTATTATAGATGAGGCCGCTTTCATTGAAGGTATAGCTGAGATATGGGCTTCTGCTCAACAAACCTTAGCAACTGGTGGTGGAGCTATTGTGTTATCTACTCCATATGGTACAGGTAATTGGTTCCATCAAACATGGGTCAGAGCAGAAGCACAAGAAAATGACTTCTTACCCATTAAACTTCCATGGTATGTCCACCCAGAACGTGATGAACACTGGAGAAAAAAACAAGATGAATTACTAGGAGATCCAAGACTAGCAGCGCAAGAATGTGACTGTGACTTTAATACTTCAGGTGATACTGTTTTCTATAATGAACAGTTAGACTATATTTTAGCTACATCTATTAAAGATCCTTTGGAAAAGCGTGGTATAGACCATAACTTATGGATATGGGAGTTACCAGATTATACACGAAGTTATATGGTAGTTGCTGACGTAGCTCGTGGAGATAGCAAAGACTTTTCAGCATTCCATGTGATAGATACTGAATCTAATACACAAGTAGCTGAATATAAGAGCCAAATTTCACCAAAAGAATTTGGTTATTTGCTAGTAAGTATCGCTACAGAATATAATGATGCGTTGTTAGTTGTTGAAAATGCTAACATAGGTTGGGCAACTCTTGACGCAATTATTGAAAGAGCTTACAAAAATCTATATTATTCTCCAAAAAGTGACACACTAAATGCTGAATCTTATCTAGAAAGAATGGATGATCCATCAAGAATGGTGCCGGGTTTTTCAATGAATTTAAGAACTCGCCCACTAGTTATAAACAAATTCAGAGAGTATGTGGGAGATAAAAGTGTTATCATACAATCTAAACGTCTTCTTGAAGAGATGAAGGTGTTTATTTGGAAAAATGGTAGACCTGAAGCACAATCTGGTTATAATGATGATTTAGTTATGAGTTTTGGTATGGCTATGTACGTTCGTGATACAGCTTTAAAATTCAAATCACAGAATTTAGATTTAACTCGCGCTACTTTAAGTAACATAATGACAGTTAAAAGTAATCAACAAGGATCTTTCACAATAAATGGCAAACCTAATCCATATAACATGAATATAGGCGGCCAAAATGAAGATATTAGTTGGTTATTGTAATATTTATATATATAATTTAATTCTAGAATGGCAGATACAAGTGTATTTTCAAGATTAAGAAGATTATTCTCAACTGATGTTGTAATTCGTAACACAGGTGGAAATGAATTAAAAGTATTGGATGTAAATAGCATCCAAACTAGTGGAGAATTTCAAACTAATTCCTTAGTTGATAGATATCACCGTATCTACTCTAGTAATAGCACATCCTTATACGGAGCCCAATTAAATCTTAACTGGAGATATCTTCGTACCCAAGTATACTCAGATTATGATGCTATGGATACAGACGCTATTATAGCTTCTGCTCTTGATATCATAGCTGATGAATGTACTTTAAAAAACGACATGGGTGAGGTGCTTCAAATCAGAAGTAGTGATGAAGATATACAGAAAATTCTATATAACTTATTCTATGATGTGTTAAATATAGAATTTAATCTTTGGTCATGGACTCGCCAAATGTGTAAGTACGGTGATTTCTTTTTAAAACTGGAAATTGCCGAGAAATTTGGGGTATATAACGTTATTCCATATATGGCTTACCATATTATGAGAGAGGAAAATTACGACCCTAAAAACCCAGCTGAAATAAGATTCAGATTCAGCCCAGATGGTTTCTCAGGTGGTTCCTCTGGATTTTATGGTGTGACAGGCACAGGAAATTATAGTAAAAACAGAGATCAAGGTTCAATTTATTTTGATAATTATGAAATGGCTCACTTCAGATTAATTTCTGACACTAATTATCTTCCATATGGTCGTTCATATCTAGAGCCTGCTCGTAAATTATTTAAACAATACATTTTGATGGAAGATGCTATGTTGATCCATCGTATTGTTCGCGCTCCTGAAAAACGTATTTTCTATATTAATGTGGGTTCTATTCCACCAAACGAGGTAGAAAACTTTATGCAAAAGACTATCTCACAAATGAAAAGAACACCGTATGTTGACCCACAAACTGGTGAATATAATTTAAAATATAACTTACAAAACTCATTAGAAGACTTCTTCATACCAGTTAGAGGTAATGATACTGCTACTAAAATTGAACCTACTAAAGGTTTAGAATATACCGGTATGGAAGACGTTATTTACTTAAGAGACAAGTTATTCGCCGCTTTAAAGGTACCTAAAGCGTTTATGGGTTATGAAAAAGACTTAACTGGTAAAGCTACTTTAGCAGCTGAGGATATTCGTTTCGCTCGTACAATTGATAGAATTCAAAGAATTCTTTTATCTGAATTATACAAAATAGCCTTAGTACATTTGTATACTCAAGGTTATAGAAATGAAAAATTAACAAATTTTGAGTTATCATTAACTACTCCTTCTATCATCTATGATCAAGAAAGAATATTGTTAATGAAAGAAAAAGTGGATTTAGCTAAAAACATTATTGATGGTAAATTATTACCAACAGATTGGATTTACCATAATGTATTCCACTTAAGTGAAGATCAATTTGACGAATATAGAGATCAAATCGCTGAAGACCAAAAACGTATCTTCAGATTCAAACAAATTGAGAATGAAGGTAATGATCCACTTGAATCAGGTAAATCATATGGTACACCTCACGACTTAGCTGCTTTATATGGTGCTAGTAGGTACGCTGGAGCTAATTTACCTGATGGATATGATGATGATTTAAAATTAGGTCGTCCATCTGAAAAAGCATCTTCTATTAACACTCAAGATAACATGTTTGGTAATGATAGATTAGGTAATAAAGGTATGAAAAAAGGTGACGCTACAGGTGAAGATAAAACTTTAAGAAATAATTTTAAAGGAAACTCACCATTAGCATTAGAGACCTTAAATAAAAAATCTTTAATTGAAAGTTTAGACAAAAAATTATCAATTAAGAAAGAAGAATCTTCATTACTGGATGAATCTCAAATACGTGAATAACATTTCCCTGTATATTTATAAATAAAAATATTTAATATAGAATGACTATAAAACATTCGAAGTATAAGAACACCGGTATCCTCTTTGAATTACTTGTGAGACAAATCACATCTGATACACTTTCAGGAACTGAATCTCCGGCTGTTGATATACTAAAAAAATACTTTACTAAAACAGAGTTAGGTAAAGAATACAAATTATACGAAAGTCTTTTTAAATACACTAACGTTAGTGAAGCTAAAGCTGATATGGTGATTAACACTATAGTAGAAAGTGCTAAACATTTGAATAGATCTATTCTAAAAAGACAAAAATATAATTTAATTAAAGAAATTAAGAATCACTATAATCTAGAAGAATTCTTTAAAACAAAACTACCTAACTATAAGTTACAAGCAGCCACATATACATTAATTGAAATCTACAGTGGCGATCAGTTATCAAATCCTGATCAAATTATTGAAAATAAAACAGTTCTTTTAGAATACTTAACTCAATCTAATGTTAATAAAAAAGAAGTTAAGGAAAATATTTTAGAAGAATTTAAACAACAAGATAAAGATATTCGTGTTTTAGCATATAGAGTATTACTTGAAAAATTTAATGACAAATATGCTAATTTGAATTTAAATCAAAAAAACGTTTTGAAAGAATTCATTAATAGTGTTGACAACACACCTAAATTAAAAGAATTCTATAATGTTAAAGTGAATGAAATCAAAGATCATTTGCTTAAGTTAGGCAAAAAAATCACCAATCCTGCTATTCAAATTAAAGTAAATGAAGTAGTTAATATACTACCCTCTCTAAACAAAATGGATAAAGTAGGTGATGATCAGTTAATTAATCTTTTACAGTATTACCAATTAATTGAAGAATTAGAAGAGGTAAAATGAGCAAAAAAGATAAAATACGTGAACTGATTCAAAAGCGCTTAAAAGAAATGAGCGCTACAGGCACTGGAGCCTCATTCACCCCAGGATCAGGTGAAAATTACGCTACACCATTCGCTTTTAACCCAGATAAAAAAGCTAAAGGTGCTAAAAACATTTATTATTATAAACTTGGCTTTAAACCTGTAAACCAAAAAGCTTTAAATAAAGCTGCTAAAGGAATTGAGGTAAAACATTTGTGGGAAGAAGAAACTCCTGCTTTTAATGTTGAAGAATTTGTAAACACATTAAACGCCTCTGATGAAGTTAAAGAATACATAGCAGGTCGTTTAAAAGATTTTGATTTATTAGCAGTTAAACTTAAAGAACTTA